CGAACCGCAGCCCGGCGACGCGGCCCGACTCGACCAGCGCATGTTTCGCCCGTCCCACCTGAAGCTCGTCCCGCCGGAAAACTGATGGAAGGTATGGACGACATCACGCGGGCGATCATTGGTCACGTCGACGTGCGGTCGCGGTTTCGTCGCCTGGTCGCTGCGAAAGGCCAGGACGAGGCGTTTCGCATCCTCGAGGCCGCTCTCCGAGACGGTTTCGGCGGACTCGCCGGCCGGAAGGTGAAAGACATTCGGGTCGATGAGATCCGCGACATCGTCCTCGATGCGCTCCACGAGGCCGCGAAGGGAGGGGCGAACTGATGGGACTCGCCGAACGATTCGTTCTCCGCCTCCGAGCTGGCCGCACCGAGGTCGCGATCATTCCGCGCGACGAAGGCGCCCTCTTCCACCCCGGTCCCATGGGGAAGGCCCAAGTCCGCGAACGCTGGAAGGCCGATGCGATCGAGATCATCGCCCAGGCGCTCGATGATCCGGAGATCCGCGCCGCATTCCGCGACAAGGGGCTTCAGCTGGTGGTGGTGAAGTGACCGACGACGATGATCGCATTCCGAAGACCTATGCCGGTGAGCTTCGCGCGATGGGCCTCGGCATCCCTGAGGGCATTCCCGATTGCGCCTGGGTTCCAGCGGCATCGATTCAGTGGGTGATGGATGGGATCCCAGAATCTCAGCCTGATGGCCGATTCACCATCCAAGCCAGCGCTACATTCACCGAAGCGTTTCAGTGGGTTCGGGTGAGCGGTACCATTGAGCCATGATCCCCGCCCAGCTCGCCACCGACGACCCGCTCCAGATGATTCGGTGCAACCCCTACCGAGCCTGGCTCTCCAAGCGCGCATGCGGCCTTCGCTTCAAGCTCTCGAAGAGACTCCGCCGGAATCCGAGAAAGGGCCCCCAGAAGACCAGCCGGACCGAGGTGGCGCGATCATGCGGGCTCTGCATCGGCTGCCCCGCCGGGAAGGAAAACCGCCCTCATGGCCGGACGCCGTAAAATCACCATCATCATTCTCGACGAGGCCGGGAATCCGCGCGACCTCGGGATCGAGGCGCCCCGGTGCCAGGTTTGCGGCGAGCCATTCACCGTTCTCGATGCCAAGCGAGGGCCGGTCAGCCACGCATGCAAGGATCCCCATGGCCGGACGTAGCAAGCCCTGGGACCGACAGGAGAAGGAGACCGAACCGGCCTTCCACGCCTTCGTCGTCTACCGTGACATGGGCGCTGAACGCAGTCTGACCGCCGCCGCCATCGAAGCTGGGTACTCACGTCAGCAGATGGCCGACTTCTCGCGAAAATACGACTGGGTCGCGCGGGTACGCGCCTGGGTACGAAGACAGGATCAGGCGAAGACGCGGTCGGAGCTCGGCGAGATCGAGAAGATGCATCGGCGACATGTGCGGCTTGCGCTTCAGCTCCAGGACGTGACCGCGCTCGATCTCGAGAGGCTCATCGCGCGGAAGGAACGTGAGATCGAACGAGACGAGGACGGCAACATCGCATCGGCGAACGAGCTCGCGAAGGTGGCGGACCGCGCGGTGAGAATCGAACGACTGGCGAGAGGCGAGGTCACTGAGCGCGTGGAGACGACCTGGGACCTGTCGCGGCTCAGCGTGAAGGACCTCCGCGAGCTGAAGAGATTGCGGGCCCTGATGGGCTCAGAAGGGGAAACCGATGGAGGAGACGAAGACGAAGCCTGATCCGATAGTCCATCTCAGGGCCCGAACGAAGATCACGATCGAACATGGGCGCGACGGCTTCACCGCGGAGTTCGAGACGGCCGGCCGCAGCGTCCTGGTTCGCGGCGTGAACGCACACGAGGCGCTCTCGAAGGCGGGCCAGATCATCGACGACTTGGCGCACGTGATCCGCACGTACATGGAGGACGCGGCTCATGGCGAAACGTAGGAGCGCCCGCCACTCGCTCGGGAAGGTCGAGCGTCACAAGGTCGAGAAGTGGCTCGCGCGAAAGCTGAAACAGTCGCTCTACAGCGGTCGCGTCGAAGCAGCCGCGGCGCTGGCTGAAATGCTGTGCGTGTTTCAGGAGAAGGAAGAATGATCGCCCCGATGAACGAGGAGCGCTCCCCCTGGTGGGACCTCGCGATCGCCATCGTCCCCGCGCTGGTCGCCGCGGCTGCGATCGTCGTCCCGTGGGCTATCGACAGGCGCGAGCGGAAGCAATCGTCGGAGGGGAAGGACGATGACGCCTGAGGAAGTGGTCGCACGCCGGGTCGCTGAGTTCGGGGGCGCGGTTCTCGGCGCTTGCATCCTTGCGGCCGTAACGGACTGGCAGGGTGCGGTGATCGGGGCGGCCATCTGTGGGGTGCTCCAATGCCGGTGGCTTCTCGCGATCGATGCGCTCGGAGGTGACGCGGCCAGATATCAAAAGGACCAGGAGTTCTGGTCCAAGCGCCATCCGGCATGGGAGCAACGGTCGATTGCCTGGACGACCGGGATCGGCGCTCTGGCCCTCATCACCTTGGCCGCATTGCTGGGAAACCGATGACCCGCCGATACGACGTCGAAGAGGTGACCGTCATCACGTCCCGCCATCTGGCTCAGGGCGAGATCGCCCGGTGCGTGGTAGCCTGCATCCGCAAGCCTGAGGCCTTCGAAGGGGTCGACGGTCTTCTCGACGCGCAGCTCGCGAGACACTTCCTCGAGGTCGCGAACGGGATACTGAACAGAGAGGAATCAGATGAACCAGAATGATGAACGCGACCCGCGCGGCTACGACGGGAGCATTCGAGTCGGACGGCTTCTCGACGCCCTCTCGTCATCGAGTGCAGGGGTCACGGGGATCAATTCGAGGCCGAGATGAATCGCCGCGCGGATTGGTTGAAGCTCGGAAACAAAGCCAGGAAAGACCGAGATCGCTATGCCGAGACCCTCGTCTTCGTCCGCCAAACCATCCATCAGGCTCATCACGAGGGCCCCATCGAGGCGTGCCCCAAGAACACGTGCGACGCTATCGCCCAGGCGCTCGGAGAGCGCGTCCAGAGGACAGCATGAATCAGAAGAACGGAAAGTCCGCAGCCCCGCCCCAGACCCCCTTCCAGGCGCTCGCTCAGATGATCCTGGGCCTCGGCGCCGCGAGGACGAAGCAGGAAGCCATGGCCCGCCTCGCGGCCTGTCAGAAGCTCCTCCATGGCATCGAGCAAGCGTTCGGGATCCAGTCTCAGAAGATGGGGCACCTCCAGAACGTTCTCCTCGCGATGACCGAGGGGGAGTTCCGCCACCTGTCGCTGAACATCGAGGGCGACGTCGAGGGCTACGTCTTCACCGATTCGGAGGGGAAGCCCGTCTGGGTTGTGGATGCGAGCCGCGGGATGGTTCTCATCACGCCCGAGCACGTCGAGCCGATCGTCGTCACCGTGAAGATGAAGGACGGGACGGAGAAGAAGATCGAGATCAACCACCTCGGGAATGAGGAGGAGGGCGCGGAACCGCCAGCAGATCACGAACGGCTCCGGGTTCCGGTGGGCGAGGTGGCGACCAGCGGACCGATCGAAACCGACCCGGCCGGCCTTCCCGCCGACTTGGATGGGGCAAACCAGGCTGACGAGGAGACAGGCTGATGAACGTATGCAGCATCCACAACCTGCTGAAGCCGTGCTCCGTTTGTGCTGAAGGCGAGTTGCGCGATACCCGGGACGAGCTCGAAAGCGCACGAGACGCGGCGCGCGTAGAGGAGACGTTGCGGATGGAAGCCGAGGCCGAGCGGGATCGGCTCGCGGCCGAAAGCGCGGGCGTCATCTCGGGGCGCTGCGACGAATGCGCGCCCATCATCCCCGAAGCCCTCGAACCCCGCACCCGCCTCATGCTCGCGGCATACGCACTGCTGCCCCATGCCCTCGACTGCGATAGATGTGAGACAGGGGTCGGGTGCGTCGTCTTTGAGCGGCTGCGAGGTGAGGCCCGCACCGCCCGCGAAGAGGTCGTGACAGACTAGCGGAATGGACGCCGCCACGGGCCGCCCGGTCGAGCTCCCCAGCGATGCAGAGATCGATCTCCGGATCGTCGAGAAGGGCGGGCTTCACGGATTCACCGAAGTCGCCTGGCCTCAGGTCCAGAAGGCAGCCCCATTCCTCGACAATTGGCACGTCGGCGAGATCTGCGCGCACCTCGAGGCTGTCAGCGCGGGCGAGTTCCGGAACCTGATCATCAACATCCCGCCCGGGTGTTCGAAGTCCACGACCGTCGCGGTTCTCTGGCCGGCCTGGGAGTGGGCCGAGGTCGACCCGGCGCGTCAGTACATCTTCGGGACCTACTCCTCGACGCTCTCTCGGCGCGACGCGATCAGGCACCGAAATCTCGTCGGCTCGAAGTGGTTTCGCCGTCGATGGCCCGGGGTGTCCATCCCGTATCAGAACACGCGATCGGCGACGAATTTCCAGAACAACAAAGGCGGGCGACGGATCTCTACCTCGGTCAAGGGCGGGATCATCGGCGAGCACGGCAATACGATCGTGGTCGATGATCCGCTGAGGCCTCTCGACGGCGAAGGGCGGCGCGCCGTTCTCGGGACCGAGCTCGATGGTTGTATCGACTGGTGGGGCGGAACGCTCTCGACGCGTCAGGCCAACCCGAGGACGACGCGTCGCGTGATCATCATGCAACGGCTGAACGTGCGAGATCTCGCCGGCCATGTCCTCGAGGAAGAGGGCGAAGAGGAGTGGGTTCACCTCCGCCTTCCGATGGAGTTCGAGAGCCGCTACCCGTGCGTCACGCGGCCGATCCGGAAGCGATACCTCGAGGACGACGCCACCGAGGATGACCCAACGCCGCGCTTCGAGATCGGCGGTGATCCGCGCACCGAGGAAGGCGAGCTCATCTGGCCGGAGCACTACGACCGGAAAGCCGTCGACACGCTGAAGCGCCGGCTCGGGCCTCGAGGAACAGCGGCCCAGCTCCAGCAGCGACCGAGCGCTCTTGAGGGGGCGATCTTCAAGGCCTACTGGATCCAATATTGGGGGTATCCCGGCTCCCGCTACGCCGAGCTCCCCGAGCGCCTGAGGCTGATTCAGTCCTGGGACATGACGTTCAAGGGCAAGCCGACCGGGGGCCAGAAGCGCTCGTGGGTCTGCGGTCAGGTATGGGGCGCCCGCGGCGCGGACATGTTCCTTCTCGACCAGGAGCGCGGCCAGTGGGAGCTCGTCGAACAGCTTCAGGCGCTGGCCCGGCTCACGCGGCGCTGGCCGAAGGCTCACCGCAAGCTCATCGAGGATGCTGCGAACGGGGCCGCCGTCGTCTCAGCTGCGAAGAGAAAGGTCGCTGGCCTGAAGCTCGTCCCCACTGGCGGCGGGAGCGAGGCGCGCGCCCAGGCGGCGGCGACGTTCTTCGAGGGCCCCGAGGAGTTCGAACCCGGGAACGTCTGGCTCCCCCATCCGACGATCGCGCCCTGGGTTCCCGACTACGTCGCGGAGCTCCTCGCGTTCCCGAACGGCGCGAACGACGACCAGGTCGACTCCACGACTCACGCCGTCGTATACCTGGGCGGCGGCGCGGCTAGACTGTATTCCGAAGCGATGGCGAATCTGGGGTGAGCTGATGGGCAAGATCGTGAAGCGAATCGGGAAGACAGAGGTCGTCCACAAGCGAGGCGACAGCGCGGATTCGCCGGTCGTCTCGATCTGGTCACGTGTCCAGGCGCGCTTCGATTCCTGGTTCAACCTCCTGACGGGCATCGGCGTTCCGGGCATCGACGCCGGCTCCGCGACCGACTTCTCGCCGACGGTGCGCCTACCCGACGCGTTCCTCGAGAGCCTCTACAACGGGGACGACATCGCCGCGAAGATCATCGATGCCGTCGTCGATGACGCGCTTCGGAAGGGATACGAGATCGTCATCGAGCCCGAGGACGCCGAAACGGGCGAGGCGAATCTCTCGGAAGCGAAAGAAATGGGCGGCGATGTGAAGCGGTTCCTCGAGGACGAGCTCGGGGCCACCGAGAAGCTCTCCGAGGCCTGGGCATGGGGCCGCCTCTTCGGCGCCGGCGCGCTGTATCTCGTCGTCGATGACGGCCCGGACACCGACCAGGCGGAGGAGCTCGTCCCCGAGAGTGTTCGCAAAGTCGAGGCGCTGACCGTCCTCGACAAACAGGATCTCGATCCGGCGTCGTTCTACGATGACCCGAGTCACCCGAAGTTCGGTGAGGTCGAGACGTATCGGATCAGCACCTTCGGCCCATCGGGCAACATCGCTGGCCAGATCACGAACCTCCAGATCCACGAGACGCGGCTGATTCTCTTCGAGGGCGTTCGGACGACGAACCGCCGAAAGCAGATCAACGAAGGATTCAGCCTGTCGGTTCTTCAGCGCGTCTTCGAGGTTCTCAAGCAGTTCAATATCAGCTGGTCGGCGCTGTCGAACATGCTCCAGACCGCGTCCCAAGGCGTCTTCAAGATGGAAGGCCTGATCGAGATGATCGCCGGCGGTGAATCGGCGGTCATGCAGCAACGCATGCAGCTCGTCGACCTTCAGCGCTCGGTTGCGCGGTCGCTCCTCATCGACTCCGAGACCGAGAGCTTCGAGAGCGTGGATACGAACGTTGTCGGCGTCCCTGATGCGCTCAGGGTTTTCATGATCCGAATCGCGGGCGCGGCGAACATGCCGCTCACCCGTCTCCTCGGAATGTCGCCAGCGGGGTTGAACGCGACGGGCGAGAGCGACCTTCTGATCTGGGCGTCCATCGTCGAGGCCGAACAGAACCGCGTGCTCCGCCCTCGGATGATGCGCCTCGTCGAGCTGGTCATGACGTCGAGCGAGGGCCCGACCGGCGGCCAGGTCCCCGAGCGATGGGGGATCATCTTCCCGGAACTCATCCAGTCGACGGAAAAAGAGCAAGCCGATGTCCGGAAGCTCACCGCGGATGCCGATGCGATCTGGATCGATCGCGGCGTCCTGCTCCCCGAAGAGGTCGCGATCAACCGATTCACGGCGGACGGCTTCAGCACATCGACCACAATCGAAGTCAGCGATCGCGAAGCGATGCTCGCGCCCGGACCGGAGCCGGAGCCAAGGCCCGCCCCGGAACCCGTCCCCGATCCATTGATCGAGAAGGTCACCGATCCCGAGGCGGTCGATCCGACCACGGCTCTGAACGGCGCTCAGGTGAAAGCGCTTCAGGATCTCGTTCTCGCGGTGGCGGATGGCACGCTTCCGAAGACGACAGTCCAGCGGATGATCGTGGCGAGCTTCCCGATCTCCGAGGTCAACGCCGCAGCCATCCTGAAGGACGTCGAGGAGCCGAGCGATGACGAGCCCGGTGGGGGCGGTCCACCGCCGACGCCACCGCCTCCCCCCTTTGGCGGCCCCCCCGCGCCACCTCCGCCGGGCACTTCCCCGGGCTCAGGGCACGAAGAGGAGGAGCTCGACCTCGCGGCCGAACGAGATGACTCTCGCGTCTGGCGCGCCGATCGCGTCGAGAAGAACGGCCCCGAGGGCAAGCCGTTTTGCGTCGTCTCTGAGGCCGGAGAGCGGATTGCCTGCCACGCGACCAAGGCGGCGGCGAACCGTCAACTCGCGGCCATCGAGGCAGCGAAAGCGGCGCGCGGCGATCAGGCCGAGCACGTTCACTCGATCCCCGGCGGCGGGGTCACCGGTCCGGCGGGCCTCGGCGAGCACAGTCATTCGCTGCCCGGTGGGGGGCGTACGGGCTCTGCTCAGTCGGGAGCGGGGCATACGCATAGCCTCCCGGACGGCGGGCAGACAGGCGGTCCCAGGGCCGTCACAGATGACGATTAGATTCGACCAGACCGGGACCGAACGCCGACAAGCCGAGCTCAGGGCCCGGCGTGCGATGGCACGGGCCGCGTCGATGCGGCGACCGAGACGAACCGTCCGCGTCCCCCGTCAGAACTTCCCGCGAGGCGTCCGGCTCGAATACCAGCGCTCGATCCTGAAGCTCGTTCGCGAGGTCGCCGAGAAGATCCGCGATGAGATCCTCCCGAACGTGCGCCGCCTCGTCGATCAGACGCGGCAGACCGATCCGAGCGTTCGTCAGGATGCCCCCGCGGACGAGGCGGCCGAGGCCCTCGAGGATCTGAGCGGGACCGTTCTCGAGACGAGCCGGCGAGGCATCACGGCCGCGGCGACGGCGAGCGTCCGGGGCGTGTCGGGCTTCAATCAGCGCGAGCTCGATCGGGTCTTCGAGCGGACCCTCGGCGTGGGGATTCCCGCGTCGGAGCCCTACCTCGACGACTTCATCATCGCGGCGACGCGCGAGAACGTCCGGCGCGTGACGGCCCTCCTCGAATCGGAATTCGTCGAGGCCGAGAACGTCATCCTCTCCGGATTCCGGCGCGGCCTGAGGTTCGAGGAGATCGCTCGGACCCTCGACGAGCGCTTCAGCATCGTGGAAAACCGAGCTCGTCTCATCGCGCGCGATCAGGTGGCCAGCCTGAACGGGGAGCTGAACAGGCTCCGACAGACGAACCTGGGGGTCGAGTCCTACATCTGGAGAACGAGCCAGGATGACCGCGTCCGAGAAGAGCATGAGGCCCTCGAGGGCGAGCGCTTCACCTGGGCTCAGGGATCGCCCGAGGGTCATCCCGGCGAGCCGATCAACTGCCGGTGCATCGCGGAGCCCGTCCTCGGCGATCTCATCGAAGCGACCGACCCGACTTTCATATAGGCTTGGCTCGACGCCTCCTCCACGGTCTCGGGATGGGCGCCCCGGTCGGCTGGCGTCACTGGCCGGGGCGCCGCTAAGGTGAACCCGTGGACCTGACCGAACTCCAGAACAGCGGGCGCGAACTCCGGATCGATGTCGGCTCTCTCCGGTCTCGAGGACGCCGCACGCCTCAGGGCTTCCTGAAGGTCCCGGGCAACCTGACCCGAACGGGCGTGCTCACCTACTACCGCGCCGATGGCTCGAAGTTCCGCGAGCTCCGCCATCCCGATGAGGTTTTCAACGCCGACTCTCTCGGGACGCTCGCGTTCGCTCCCGTGACTGAGCGCCATCCGGGCGGCCTCGTCTCGCCGAAGAACGTCGCGAAGGTCCAGGTCGGGATCGTCACCGATGCGCGGCGCGACGGGCGTTTCGTTGCCGGCGATCTCGTCGTTCAGAACGACCAGACGATCTCCCGCGTCCTCGGTGGCAAGCTCCGCGAGCTCTCCCCGGGGTACACGTGCCGGATCGACCACGTCTCCGGCGAATGGAACGGCGAGCATTACGACGGCGTCCAGCGCGGGATCATCTACAACCACCTGGCGATCGGGCCTCGAGAGTGGGGCCGCGCCGGCCCGGAGGTCGCTCTGAAGCTCGATGACGCGAGTCGTCAGGCTGCCGGCGCCCTGGTCGCCTTCGAGCGTTACGACACCCACAGTGGCGCGGCAGCGGGATTCGTCCGCCAGCAGATGGAGCTCCGGTCGATGGCGGTTCGGGACCTAGCTGAGACCGCAGGCCTCGAGGAGTTTCGCCTCGCTGTCATCGTGGACGGATTCGATCCTCCGACCGACACGGAAGCGCGAGCGATTTCGCAGGCGCTTGGCCTGGACCCCGCTCTTCTGATAAACCAAATCCCAGACGCCGACAGGCGAGACAACCGAGGAGCTCCGAGAATGGAAACCCGCACGATTCGCGTCGACTCGATCGACGTCCAGGTCCAGGCGTCGCACGCGTCGCTGATCGAGAAGGCCATCGCCGATCGGGATGCACGGATCGACGAGCTCTCGAAGCGCGCCGACGAGGCCGACGGAAAGCTCGACGGTCTGACGACCGAACGCGACGAGCTGAAGACGAAGCTCGACGAGGCCACCGATCCGAAGCAGATCGCGAAGGCGGTCGCGTCCCGGGTCGATCTCGAGAAGGGCGCGCGGAAGATCCTCGGCCCCGAGGTCAAGCTCGACGGGAAGACGGACCGAGAGGTCAAGGTCGCCGTCCTGATGAAGACCGACGAGGCCTTCGATCCCAAGGATCGCTCCGACGACTACGTGAACGGCCGGTTCGATCACGTCGTCGCCGCGGCTCCCGACCG